CAACATGACATTCAAGATAGCCAATAATTTTGATAAACAAGGAATTGTGGACTTCATTGCGGCAAGAATTGATGCGCACGAAAAACACGCTTGGATGTTGCGCAGTTTTAGTAAATAATGGTTGATGATAATTATCTTGGAAATTCTAGATTAAAAAAAGCAGGTGTAGAATTATCATACACTGAAGAACAACTATTAGAAATTTCAAGATGTATTGATGATCCTGTTTATTTCATCAAAAATTATGTGAAGATTGTCAACGTGGATAGAGGTCTTATACCTTTTGAGATGTGGCCTTTCCAAGAAGAAATGATCAAAACATTTCATGATAATAGATTCTCAATTGCAAAGATGCCACGTCAGGTTGGTAAAACAACAACGTCAGCAGGATACATGTTATGGTGTGTTTTATTTCAAGAAAATTTCAGTATTGCGATTCTTGCAAACAAAGGAAATTTAGCACAAGACATTTTGAGTAGAATACAATATTCATATGAATATCTGCCAATTTGGTTGCAACAGGGTATTGTTGTATGGAATAAACGAAGTCTTGAATTAGAAAATGGTTCAAAGATTGCCGCATATGCGACATCTGCATCGGGTGTTCGAGGTGGAACATACAATTTAATTTTTCTTGATGAATTTGCGTTTGTTCCACAAAACATGGCAAACGATTTCTTCACATCAACATACCCTGTTATATCTTCAGGTAAAACTACAAAAGTTATTATTGTATCTACACCATATGGTCTGAATCATTTTTATAAAATGTGGATTGATGCTGTAGAAGGAAGATCAACATATAAGACACTCGAAGTTCATTGGTCTATGGTTCCAGGCAGAGATGATGCTTGGAAAGAAGAGACGATTAGGAACACCAGTGAAGAACAGTTCAGACAGGAATTTGAAACTGAGTTCATCGGTTCATCTGCAACATTAATACCAGCAGTAAAATTGAGAGCATTAGCATTCAGAAATTCAAGAAAGTCATTAGATGATCTTGATGTTTATACAGATCCTATAGAAAATGGAATATATGTTATAACAGTCGATTGTGCTGAAGGCGTTGGACAAGATTCTTCGGCATTTTCTGTGTTTGATGTCAGTGAAATTCCATACCGACAAGTCGCTAAATATAAAAATAATACTATAGCACCACTATTATATCCAACAATAATATACAATGTTGCTAGAAAATATAATGATGCATATGTTCTTGTAGAAACAAACAATATTGGACAACAAGTTGTTGATATTTTGCATTACGATTTGGAATATGAGAACATATTCACATTAGAACACCATAACATCAAGGGTCAACATATTTCAGCAGGTTTTAAACGATCTGTATCTTTTGGTTTAAAAACAACAAAATCTGTGAAGAAGATAGGTTGTGCAAACTTAAAAACATTGATAGAAACCGATAAACTATTGATTGAAGATTTTGACACAATTTCAGAGTTGAATACATTTGTGAGAATAAAAGATTCTTATGGAGCAGAAGAAGGAAATCATGACGATATGGTCATGACATTAGTATTTTTCTCATGGTTAACAGCACAAAGTTATTTCAAAGAGATCACTAATAATGATGTTAGAGAAAGATTAGCAAAAGAACGTATAGCATATATGGAAGAGGACATGTCACCTATTGGTTTTTTAGATGAAGAAGTGTATAAACAAGAAAGATTTCTTGAAAATAATGAATTGTGGGAGTTGACAGAAAGTCCGAAAGAATTTCCTGTATAAAACAGAACTTTAAAAAACATAAATACATGATAAAAATGAGATAATTTTTCATGATAATGAATATAATAAGGAGAAAAAAATATGGCTTTCCAACTATCACCCGGAGTTAGTGTCTCCGAAGTAGATTTGACAACGGTTGTTCCTGCCGTTGCAACTACTATTGGTGGTTTAGCCGGACAGTTTGCGTGGGGACCAGTTGAAGAAATCGTAAGTATTTCTAATGAGATCCAATTAGCAGATAGATTCGGTAAACCAGACAGTAACACATTTCAGTATTTTTTCACGGCAGCAAACTTTTTATCTTATGGTAGCAACTTGAGAGTTGTTCGTGCCAACAGTACATCGTTAAATGCAACAACATCAGGTACAGGAAGATTAATTAAGAATTCTTCTGATTATACTGAAAATAATTCAGCAGGAACAGGCAGTGATGACTTTGTTGCTAAGTATCCTGGAGCAATAGGAAATGCTCTAAGAGTTTCAATTTCGGACAGCAACACACATTCGAGTTGGGCATATTCTGGAAATTTTGATTCAGCACCATCGACTTCAGAATTTGTAAGCAACAAAGGTGGCAGTAATGATGAATTACACATTGTTGTTGTTGACATTACTGGAGATATTTCTGGACAGGCAAATACTGTTCTCGAAAGATTTGGTTATGTCTCAAAAGCATCTGACGCCAAAAATTCAGATGGATCAGCAAATTATTATAAAGATGTCATCAATACAAGTTCAAAATATGTTTGGTGGACAAAACACAATGATGAAGGTACAAATTGGGGCGATACATCTGTATCAACAACTTTTGATCTTCTAAGTGCCGCAGATTCATTCGATTTATCTGGCGGTGTAAGTTCTACTCCATCAGCAGGTAATGTTGATACTGCATATGATTTATTTTCAAATGCAGACTCTACAGATGTTTCATTATTGATGGCAGGTCCTGCAGCAGATTCTACAATTATCAATCTCATATCTCTTGTGGGTACTAGGAAAGATTGTTTGTTATTCATTTCACCAAATCAATCAGACGTTGTTAACAATTCTGGTTCTGAATCAACATCGATTGTTTCTAGACGGGATGGTTATGGATCATCGTCATATGTTGTAATGGATAGTGGTTATAAGTATCAGTATGACAAATATAATGACACTTATCGTTGGGTTCCACTCAATGGAGACATTGCAGGTTTAACAGTTAGAACAGATAATGAAAGAGATCCTTGGTTTTCACCAGCAGGTTTCAATCGTGGTTCTATTAAAAATGTTGTTAAATTGTCATATAATCCATCACAATCTGACAGAGACACAATCTATAAAGTTGGTGTCAATCCAGTAGTTACTTTCCCTGGAGAAGGAACACTGTTGTATGGCGACAAGACGATGTTATCTCGTCCAAGTGCATTTGATAGAATCAATGTTCGCAGATTGTTCATTGTTTTGGAAAAATCAATTGCTAAGGCAGCAAGATCAACATTGTTTGAATTCAATGATGAATTTTCAAGATCACAATTTGTCAATCTAGTTGAACCATTTTTACGTGATGTGCAAGGAAGACGTGGGATCTATGATTTCCGTGTCGTATGTGATACAACAAATAATACTCCAGAAATCATTGATCGCAACGAGTTTGTTGGCGACATCTATATTAAGCCCGCACGTTCAATTAACTTTATCCAACTAAACTTTGTGGCTGTGCGCACTGGCGTATCATTCCAAGAAGTTGTTGGACAATTTTAATAAATAAGAGAGATAGGAGAAAAACAAAATGGCATTTTCAGTAAATGAATTCCGCTCTCAAATGCAGGGTGATGGTGCAAGACCAAATCTTTTCGAGGTCACATTACCATTTCCTGCTTTTGCTTTGCCAGGAACAGCACAAACTAAAATGAGTTTTATGTGTAAAACTGCTCAATTACCAGGATCTACTGTTGGCATTGTTCCAGTTCAATACTTCGGTCGTGAATTGAAATTTGCAGGCAATAGGTCTTTCACAGATTGGACAGTTTCAGTTATCAATGATGAAGACTTTGTTATACGTAATGCTTTTGAAAGATGGATGAATGGCATCAATAGTCATTCAGGCAACTTAAGAAGTGATGCGGCTCAAACTCCATCAGGATATACAGTCGATTCTGAAGTTCGTCAGTATGGTAAGAATGGTGATATACTCAAGAAGTATAAGTTTCTTGGATTATTTCCAACAGACTTGTCTCCAATTGATGTTGATTGGGGTTCAAATGATACTATTGAAGAATTTACAGTAACATTCTCATACCAATGGTGGGAATCCGTTGAGGATAGTGTAGCATAAGTATAGAGAAGGATTAATTTCCTTCTCTATATTTTCATTATGAAAAAAAGGATAACGGAATGGCAGTCAAATTATTTGGTTTTACATTAGGGAATAAAGACATTGTTCGGGAAGAAAAACCTGAACAAAGTTCTTTCACACTTCCAACAGAAGCACTAGACGATGGTGCAATTACAATCACTCAGAATGCGCATTATGGCACATATGTTGATTTGGAAGGTTCTGTCCGTAATGAACTAGAACTCATAACCCGTTACAGAGAAATGGCAAATCACCCAGAATGTGATAATGCAATTTCTGAAATTGTCGATGAGGCAATCACAAGTGATCCTTCAGGACAATGTGTATCTATTGTTTTAGATAAATTGAAACAACCAGATTCGATCAAGAAAAAAATTAACGAAGAATTCCAAGCTGTTTTGAGAATGATGAATTTTCAAAACTTATCTGACGATATTTTCCGTAGATGGTATATTGATGGTAGATTATACTATCATGTTGTAGTCAATGATAAGAATCCAAAACAAGGTATTCAAGAATTGAGATTCATTGATCCAAGAAAAATTAGAAAAGTAAGAGAGATAAAGAAAGATAGAGACCCTAAAACAGGTGCTGTTATTATTAAATCTCTTGCTGAATATTATATGTTTAATGATAAGGGAACAGCAACCCAATCATACACATCAGGCACAAATCAAGGTTTGAAAATATCACCAGAATCTATAATTAACGTAAATTCTGGAATGATGGACGCAAAGAACACATTTGTGATATCATATTTACATAAAGCAATTAAACCACTCAATCAATTAAGAATGATTGAAGATGCTGTGGTTATCTATAGAATATCAAGAGCACCAGAAAGACGTATTTTTTATATTGACGTTGGTAATTTGCCTAAAGGTAAAGCAGAACAATATCTTCGTGATATTATGCTCAAGTATAAAAATAAAATGGTTTACGATGCCAATACTGGCGAACTAAGAGATGATCGTAAACACATGTCTATGCTTGAAGACTTTTGGTTACCAAGACGAGAAGGTGGTAAAGGTACCGAAATTACAACATTGCCTGCTGGACAAAACTTGGGTCAAATGGACGATGTTTTATATTTCCAGAAAAAATTACTACAATCTATGAACGTACCATATTCTAGACTTGAACCACAAGGTGGTGGTTTAGCTGGCATAGGAAGAACAACTGAAGTCACGAGAGATGAGTTAAAATTTAACAAGTTTATACAGAAACTCAGAAATAGATTTTCACAAATTTTTGATGATGCTCTGAGAGTTCAATTGACACTGAAAGGTATTTGTACTTTAGAAGAGTGGGAAGAATTTAAAGAATATATATCATATGATTTCGTAAAAGATAACAACTTTACAGAAATGCGTGAAATTGAAGTCCTTCGAGAACGAGTTGCCACATTAAATCAAATTGATCCTTATGTTGGTAGATATTATTCGGCTGAATGGGTTAAAAAGAATGTTCTTTTCTTAAATGATGATGACATTCAAGAGATGGATAAACAAATAGAAAAAGAAGGTCCCAGAGAAGATTTGGATCAAAGTGGTCAACAGGATCAACAGCAAGATCAGCAACAAGAACCTGTTGACAATACAATAGATAATTCGCAAGAAGAATCTGATACTCCAGACCTCGATAAAAAATTAGAAAGATATTCTAAATAATATAAATATATAAAAGGAATTTTCATGGAACAAATTAAAAACTTTATCGATTTGCTTTCTCAGGGCGAAAACGCTGGAGCAAAAACAACATTGGAAGATTTACTTTCAGTTAGAGCGTTCGAAATGCTAGATGTAAAAAAACGAGAAATGGCATCATCTTTATTTGGTGGTGTAAGTGAATCTCAAGAAATGTATGAAGAAACATCCGTCCAACATATTAACGAATCTTATTATGATCCAAAACACCCACACAGTTTTGATGATTATGATTATCATACATCACATAAAGAACTTCATGGTCATCCATTAAATCATATTACAAATCAAGGTAATGGTTCTATAAAAGACCACAGCACAAAATATTTGAAGAAAGCTCATGACGCTCACCATATGGTTGTTGATCATGAATATGAATCTGCTCACCCAGATAATAATGATGGAGAGAAAAATCATGAAGCGATGTCAGCACATACACACGCCAAACAAGCAGTAAATGATATTGAAAAAGAATTAAAATCGAGAAACGTTTCTGTAAAACATCCAATTACGAATTCACATTATACATTTGATTAATCTCGGTGAACAAGCGGAAGAATAAATGAAATCACTAGACGAATTTAAAAATATCATCACAGAAGAAAAATCAGACTATGACAAGTTTGATATGTTGATTCGTGCCGGTCTGGCAAATAAAGCACAGATTGCACGAATCCATAAAATTATGGATAAAATGAAAGAAGATCGACCAGTGTTTAACAATGCTGATCGAATGATTCTTCAGAATCTTTTCAACAAAATGGTAGATTTAATTTCAAACAATAAACAAATCTTTCAACAAGCACGAAGATCAGTGCGAGAAGATGTTGGAGAAGAGTTGATTGATGAGACGTTGATTTCAACTTCAGACTATAAAATTTCTCCTTCTGGTAGAAAAGTTAGAGCAAAGAGATTCAAAATTTCTGATGATCCTACATCATTAGATGATGACGATAAATTGAAAGAAGATTTAGAACTTGATGAACAAAAAGTTACAAAGGGCACTCCACCGTTCACCCTCATATTAAAAAGAAAAGCAATCAGACAGTATCCTGGTGATACAAGAATTGCTTTATATTGGAGTGAGAAACTGAAAAAATATTTCAGTGTTCCATATGAAGAGAAAGATGGTGAAGTTTCTGGTATCATCCAATCAGAATCTGTTGAATTGACAGAATCTGCATTAGACACTTTGAATAAAATCGTGAGTCAAAAACAAGCAATGCCTGTTAAATTTTCTTCTGGTCACACTAAGAAAGTTGATCACTTCACGGCTTCAGCTATAACTAATGTCCATAAAAACTTGAATGATGTTAATAAAAAGAAGTATGCTGATATGTTACACAAATCACCTGAACACTTTTTAAAAGCGGCAGAATTTGCCCTTAAACAACACTCAAAATGAAAATAATAGATCTGATATTTCAGAATAAACTCTCTGAAGCGAAAGAACATATTTACGATAAACTAAATATAATATTAGATTGTAAGATAGAACAATATAAAAAATATGTTTCTGAAAGTTTTGTGCTTGATGAAACTGAAGAATTGAATGAAGCCAATCTAGTTAAGATGGGTCGAGTCACTAAGATTCGCAGAAGAATTAGAAGAAACAAACAAGGTAGAATTGTTGTTCAGAGAAATAGAAAACGTTCTGCAGTGAAAGGTTTTAGAATTTCTGGAAACAAATTAAAAAGAATTACAGCAGTTCAAAGAATAAACAAAGCCCGAAAACTTAAAAGATACTGGAAATCGAAAGGTCGTGCTACGTTACAGAGAAGAAAATTAAAACAGAAAATGTCTATTCGTAGGCGTAAGTCAATGGGAATAAGATAAAATGGCATACGAAATTGTTAACTCAAGAAGAGCATCATCGATTATTCGGTGTGAGGGTGCAAGCACAACTAATTTGGCGTTAGAATCCCTCTCGACAAATACAGATTTAGAAATAGTATCTTCAGCATCTATAAAGAGAGTTATTTGGTCAACTGGCGGAACAGTTACTGTCGCTAGAGGCGAACCAGCAAACACAGTTATCACTTTATATGGATCTGGAGAAATGAGATTAGATGAATTAGGTTATTCTCTTGCAAACGGCGCTACAGGAAATATTGTTGTCACGATTGCAACTGGTGGAACTTGTGTTATGGAAGTTTCTAAAGTGGCAACATACTCAACAGACTTGGATCAATTATGAAACTAATAACAGAAACAATCGAAGAAGTTAAATATTTGGTTGAATCTACCGAAGATGGTAAAAAATCATTGTTCATTCAAGGACCATTCCTTGTTTATGATAAACCAAATAGAAATGGTAGAATGTATTCTAAAAATATCCTTCAAAAAGAAGTTGATAGATATAACGAAGAATATGTTAAAACAAAACGAGCGTTAGGTGAATTAGGTCATCCTGATACACCATCAATAAATTTAGAAAGAGTTTCACACATCATTACAGAACTGAAAGATGATGGAACATGTTATATCGGTAAAGCAAAAATTCTAGAAACACCATATGGAAACATTGTCAAAAACTTCATGGACTCTGGTGTGAGTTTAGGTGTTTCTTCTAGAGGTATGGGTACATTAAAACCAGGTAACAGTGGTATTAATCTGGTACAAGATGATTTTAAATTAGCAACAGCCGCAGATATTGTCGCTGATCCATCAGCTCCAGGTGCTTTTGTAAATGGCATCATGGAAAATAAAGAATGGTTATTTGTCGAAGGTCGATACGTAGAGGTCGATATTGATAGTGCAAAACGACAAATAAGACAAGCATCAGCAAAAGAGATAGAGACTGTTGCAGTGAAACTGTTCGAAAACTTTCTATCAAAACTTTAATTTTATAAATAAGATATCATAAAAGGAGATTCCTAATGTCAACAAACAAATTATTTGAGGCAGCATCTGACATTCTTTCTAAGAGCAAAAGTTCAGCACCTGCTGATCCAGCTCGGAAATTGGATGCAGAGATTGTCGATCTAGGTGGACCAACTAATAAAGATGCTAGTCCAATGAATCACGCAGAAAAAATTGATGCAACTAAAGGCGCTAAGACTGCTGTAGCACCCAAGACAAAACCATCAGCAGCTTCTGGTGATACACAAATGGGCAAGATGAAGCAAGAAGAAACTGAATCGGAAGATGAAGTCATTTCTGAAGAAGAATCAGGATACCAAGAACTCGATCTATCAGAAGATATTGATGCCATTTTTGGTGGTGAACAAATCTCTGAAGACTTCCGTTCAAAAGTTACTACAATTTTTGAAGCACGAGTTTATGATAAAATTGCTCAAGTTCAAGAACAACTTGAAACAGAATATTCTTCAATGTTAGAAGAAGCAGTTGAGTCTGTTAAAGAAGACTTATCTGAAAAAGTTAATGACTATTTGTCGTATGTCGTTGAACAGTGGATTGCTGACAATGAAATCGCAATCGAATCTGGTCTCCGTTCAGAATTGACTGAAGAGTTTATTTCTGGTCTTAGAAATCTTTTTGCAGAACATTATATTGACGTTCCATCAGAAAAAGCAGATTTGGTTGAAGAACTCGCTAATAAAGTCGAAGAACTCGAAGACAAATTGAATGAAGAAATTGAATATGGTATCGATCTTAAGAAGTCATTGATCGAATCACTCAAAGTTGAAATTGCACATGAAGTAACTGAAGGTCTTACAGCAACACAGGTAGAAAAAATCAAGTCACTCGCAGAAAGTGTTGGATTCTCCACAGCGGACGAATACAAAGACAAACTTGAAACAATTCGTGAGAATTATTTCCCATCTGGCGTTAAAAAAGCTGAAGCAAGACAACTTCAAGAACAAATGGAAGATGAAACCGAACAAAAGTCGATCTCAGCAGATCCATATGTTCAGTCAGTCATGCAAGCATTATCAAAAACAAAAGTTTAACCTAAAAAACTCTAATAAGGGGATTTAAATGTATTTAACCGAAGACTTACAAAAAAAATGGCAACCAGTTTTGGACCATGCAGACTTACCAGCAATCACTGATCCATATCGTAAAGCAATTACTGCTCTCGTTTTGGAAAATCAACAACAAGCAATGATCAAAGAAGGTTCAATCCTTCAAGAAACAGCACCAACGAACTCTGCTGGTACAGGTGGTTTTAGTGGTGGTGCAACTGCAACTGGTCCAGTAGCAGGTTTCGATCCAATCTTGATCTCGCTTGTTCGCCGTTCATTGCCAAATCTTATCGCTTATGACGTTTGCGGTGTTCAACCAATGACAGGCCCAACCGGTTTGATTTTCGCTATGCGTTCAATGTATGGTACAGATCGTGTTCCAAGTTCTGGTGCAGAATCGTTCTACAATGAAGCCAACACACAGTATTCTGGTGCAAACACTCACGGTACTTTCTCACTTGCCGCTAACACAGCAGTAGGTAATGGTAACGTTTTTGCCGCAACAATGACTACTGGTACAGGTATGCCAACAGCAACTGCTGAAGGTTTAACTCCTGCTGAAATGGGTTTCTCAATTGAGAAAGTTACTGTTTCTGCTAAGACTCGTGCTTTGAAAGCAGAATACTCAATCGAATTGGCACAAGACTTGAAAGCAGTTCATGGTCTTGACGCTGAAACAGAATTAGCAAACATTCTTTCTTCAGAAATTCTTGCTGAAATCAACCGTGAAGTTCTCCGCACAATCTATTTGACTGCTAAAGTTGGTGCTCAAGTTGGTACTACAACTGCTGGTACATTCGACTTAGACACAGACTCAAATGGTCGTTGGATGGTTGAGAAGATCAAAGGTTTAGCATATCAGTTAGAACGTGAAGCAAATACTATTGCTAAAACAACCCGTCGTGGTAAAGGTAATGTAATCATCTGTTCATCGGATGTTGCTTCTGCTTTTGCAATGGCTGGTTTACTTGACTATAACTCAGCACTCGTAGGTCAAACAAACTTGACAGTTGACGATACAGGTAACACATTTGCTGGTACTATGTTTGGTCGCTTGAAAGTTTACATCGATCCATATTTTGCCGCATCATCGACATCAGAATTTGCTGTTATCGGTTACAAAGGCTCAAATGCATATGACGCTGGCTTGTTCTATTGCCCATACGTTCCTCTGCAAATGGTTCGTGCTGTAGATACAAATACCTTCCAACCAAAGATTGGCTTCAAAACACGTTACGGTTTAGTTGCTAACCCATTTGCTGAAGGTACAACGCAAGGTTCAGGCGAATTGAATGTCATGAGCAACGTGTACTACCGTGCAATGAAAATCTCGAACATTATGTAATTTTGTTTGTTGATTAAATCACCGTTAAGAGTGATGTTTAGAGAGAGAACTTCGGTTCTCTCTCTTTTTTTTATATAAATACATCTATGAGTATACTAGACAGAAACCCAACAAATCCAAACTTCCTTCAACCGAATAAATTTCAGTTGTCGTTCAGTCGTGCGCCAGCACTTCAATATTTTTGCCAAGCAGTCACTGTTCCAGGAATATCAACATCTGAAATTCCTAGAAACACACCGTTTGTTGATCTATATGTTCCTGGCGAAAAAGCAATATATGACATATTCAACGTAACTTTTTTAGTTGATGAATCATTACAATCTTGGTTAGAGATACATGATTGGATAAGAGGAATGACTTTTCCAAAAGATTTCACAGAATATCAAGATCTTTCAAGGTTGTCTAAGTATACTGGCAATGTAGATAGACCACAATATTCTGATGCGACACTTACAATCATGTCTTCAGCAAATACACCTACGGTGAGATTTAAAATGTATGATTGTTTTCCAACATCAATCTCAGCATTTGTATTATCATCACAAGAATCTCCTGATAATATAATTACTGCAGATGCGGCATTCAGATTTTCATACTATGACATTGAAAAATTAATTTAATTATGTTTTGATCCTCAAGGAGGACACTATTTTATGTTTAAACTTGATGAAATATTAGCGGAATGGGACAAAGATTCAGAACTCGATAGAACTGAACCAGGACGTGAATTAATAAAAATACCAAAACTTCACAGCAAATACTTAACCATAATGTCTCACTATAGACAGTTGGTCAGAAGTAATGAATTCAGAATTGCTGAACTGAAGAAACTCAAATGGCAATACTACACAGGTAAAATGTCTCAGGAAGATCTTGCAGAGAATTCTTGGCAACCATTTCCGTATGTGTTGAAATCCGATGTCACTACATATATTGATGGTGATAAAGACTTGAATAGATTGATGGCACAAAAATCCATGAATCAAGAATGTGTTACTGCATGTGAGTTCATTTTAAAAGAATTGCACAGTAGAACATTTCAATTGAAATCATTCATCGATTATGAGAGATTTATACAAGGTGCTTAATGGACGTTTTACAACTCACTAAACTTAATGATGCATTCATAAAAGTTGAATGTGAGAGGAGTATGGCTCAAGAATTGTCTGATTTTTTCACATTCTTTGTTCCTGGGTATCAATTCATGCCTTCATATAAGAACAAAATTTGGGATGGAAAAATCAGACTTTTCGATTCCAGAACTAACACAATATATTATGGATTAATACCATACATCAAATCTTTTTGTGATGAAAGAAATTACAAAATACAAATCGATCCAAATTTAATTCTGACTCAAGAATTTTCAATCAAAGAAGCGGTTGATTTTATATCAACATTAAATTTACCATTCGAACCAAGAGATTACCAAATTAAGGCTTTTGTCCATGCTATACGAAACAAAAGAACTCTTATATTATCACCAACAGCGTCAGGCAAATCACTAATAATATATCTGATTCTTCGTTACATGGAAGAATGTGATCATAAAAGAGGTTTGCTTATTGTACCGACAACATCACTTGTTGAACAGATGTATAGTGATTTCAAGTCTTATGGATATGATTCTGAAGAATATTGCCACAGACAGTATTCGGGAAAGGAGAAACATACAAATAAATTCTTAACAATCACAACTTGGCAAAGCATATACAAAAATCCAAAAGACTATTTTGAACAATTTGATTTTGTTTTTGGAGATGAATGTCACCAATTTAAATCCAAATCTTTAACGACAATTATGTCCCAGATCACAGACTCGAAATATAGAGTCGGTTTAACAGGAACATTGGATGGAGCACACACACACAAACTTGTGCTTGAAGGATTGTTTGGTCCAGTATATAAATCAGTCACTACAAAAGAATTGATTGACAGTAAACATCTGTCAGATTTTAGTATTAGATGTTTAGTGCTCAAGTATCCAGAAGATATATGCAAGTTGGCAAAGAAGTGGAAGTACATGGACGAAATGAATTATATTGTATCTAATAATTCAAGAAACGTTTTTATCAAAAATTTATGCTTATCTTTAAAGGGAAATTCTCTAGTTTTGTTCAATTATGTAGAGAAACATGGCAAAATTCTATATAAAATGATAGAATTAGAGAAGAAAAAAAGAAAAGTATTTTTTGTGTTCGGAGGCACAGATGTAGATGTACGTGAATCAATTCGTGCAATTACAGAGCAGGAAAATGATGCCATTATTGTTGCGTCATATGGCACGTTTTCGACAGGCATAAATATACGTAACTTGCACAATGTCATCTTTGCATCACCATCAAAGTCTAGAGTTAGAAATCTACAATCAATTGGTAGAGGATTAAGAAGGGGTGAAAACAAAGATGAAGCAGTTCTCTATGATATTTCAGATGATTTTAGAAATGGTTCTTTTGTGAATTTTACATTGAGGCATTTTATAGAGAGAGTCAAAATATATGATGAAGAGAAATTTAAATATAAATTTTATAATGTGGATTTGAAAAATGGATAAAGTTCTTATAGTTAGACTTCAAACTGGTGAAGATGTCATTGCAAAATATACAGAATTGGAAGGTAGTGGTGAAGTAATTCTTACTGATCCAATGACATTAATATTCAAACAAGTATCTTCTGGTAAAGCGTTCATCATGAGTCCTTGGTTACCAGTAGACTTGATTGAAAAGAATCAAGCATACATATTCATGGGTGATATCATTACCCAAGTCAAACCAAAAAGAGTTGTAATTGAATATTACAAAAAGATAGTCAATGAAACTAATATTGAAGTCATGCAGTCTGCAAAAGATATTGAAGAATCATTGTTGAATGATTGTGAAGAGTCTTTTAATATAGATGATGAATTGTTTGAAGATGATATAGAATCATTTAATAACCAAACTACTAAGAAGCAATTACTACATTAATATTATTATTCTTAACTACCCAACAGCACCATTATACTGTGTTTGAAATATCTTGTCAAGTACTATTTTAGGTAAAGATATTAAATATATTAAAATAAACATTTGACATCATATTCCATTTGTGTTATACTTACATTATGTTGATTACGGGAGTATCATGGCTAAAAATCCAAAACACTATGTTAATAATGCAGACTTTCTTGCATCACTAATAGAGTATCATAAAAATTGTGCAGACTCAAGGGAAAATAATAGACCCGAACCTGCCATACCAAACTATATTGGCGAGTGTTTTTTGAAGATCGCCGAACATCTTTCTAGAAAACCTAATTTTATTTCATATTCATTTAGAGATGAGATGATAGGTGATGGTATTGAAAATTGCATTATGTATTTTAGAAATTTTGATCCATTAAAATCTAGTAATCCATTTGCTTACTTTACACAAATCATTTATTTTGCCTTTCTACGTAGAATCACACGAGAGAAGAAACAATTGTATGTGAAATATAAAGCAACAGAACAGTTTGCTATTCTTGATGAAGGCGAATTGTTTGAAGATGAGAATGGAAATACAAGACAGTTTGTACTCTATGATAATATCAGTGAGTTTATTCAGACTTATGAAGAAGCAAAGAAACAGAAGAAAGTTAAAAAGAAAGGTCTTGAGAACTTTATAGAGGAAGATAATGCGGATAGCACTGATCAATGATACTCACGCTGGAGCTAGAGGTGATAGTTCAATATTCAATGAATTCTTTTTTAAATTTTGGGAAAATACATTCTTTCCATACCTGAAAGAAAACAACATCAAACATGTATGCCATTTGGGTGATGTTGTTGATCGCAGAAAGTTTATTAATTTTGTCACTTTGAATTCTTGGCGAAAAAGATTTTTTGATGTGTTGAAAAATGAAGGTATTACAATGGACGTTATCGTTGGTAATCACGATGTCTATTTTCGTAACACAAATGAAGTTAATGCAATGAATGAATTGTTTTATGGTTACGACAACATCAAAGTGTATATTGATCCAATCGACATAGATTATGACGGACTTTCAGTTGCTTTAGTGCCCTGGATAAATTCTACAAATTATGAACAGTCTATTGAGTTTTTAAATAAAACAAAATCACAAGTTGTTTTCGGTCACTTTGAAATTGCTGGTTTCGAGATGGATCGTGGCAACATAAGTCATGGTGGATTGGATAGAAAGTTGTTCAATAGATTCGATACAGTTTTATCAGGACATTTTCATCATAAATCTTCAAGTGGTAATATCACTTACCTTGGCAATCAATATGAAATAACATGGGCAGATAGTGGTGATCAAAGAGGTTTTCATGTAATTGATACTGATACGAGAGAAGTTGAGTTCGTTCAAAATCCACATACAATTTTTCATAAAATGTCTTATGATGATACTGAACGTGAATTTGAGTATTGGAATTCATATGATTTTTCTAAACTGAAAGATTGTTATATTAAGATTATTGTCGTAAACAAAAATAATGCATATTTGTTTGATAGTGTTGTTGATAAATTATATAAGGCGGATGTTGCAGACATCTCAATCGTTGAAGATTTCACTGAACTCGACATTGAAGATGATTCAGAATTGATAGATCAAGCAGAAGATACAATGACAATTCTTTCATCATATATTGATGGGCTGAAATTGAATGTAGAATCTGATACACTTAAAAAACTTATGCGTGAACTTTACGTTGAATCTTTAACCTCAGAAATTATAGAATGATATATTTTAAAAAAATCCGATATATGAATTTCATAAGTTCAGGAAATTACTTTACTGAAATTCAATTAGACCGATCACAGAATGTGTTGGTCGTTGGTTCAAATGGTGCAGGTAAAAGTACCATGTTGGACGCATTGTGCTTTTCTCTTTTTGGTAAAGCATTCCGTAATATCAATAAACCAGCCCTGGTGAACAGTATCAATCAAAAAGATTGTGTTGTTGAAATTGAGTTTGATATTGGTAACAAATCATATAAGATTGTGCGTGGAATTAAACCAAACATTTTTGAGATTTATTTAAATGGTAATTTATTAAATCAAAATGCGGCAATCAAAGATTATCAAGAACATCTTGAGAAGGTTATACTTAAACTAAATTATAAATCTTTCACACAGATTGTTATTTTAGGGTCAGCATCATTTGTTCCTTTCATGCAATTGTCCACATCAGATAGGCGCAATATCATTGAAGATTTATTGGATATTCAGATTTTCTCTTCAATGAATAACATTCTTAAAGATAAAGTTTCACAAAACAAAGAGAGTTATCTCGATAATAAACATCAAATTGAATTTGCGACACAATCTTATGATATACAGAAAGGAAATATTTTAAAATTAAAAGCAAACAATGAAGAAGAGGTTGTTAAGTTTCAAGACGAGATTGAACAGAATAATTTAAAAATAAAAGAATATCTTGAAGCCTCAGATAAAATTTCTGTACGCATCAATGAAATACAACAAGAAGTTTTGGACAAAGATGATGTTTCAGGAAAAATAAAAACTTTGAATCAGTTGGAAACACAGATTGAGACCAACTTAAAGAAGTTGAATAAAGATATTAAATTTTTTGATGCGAGTGATGAATGTCCAACATGTAGACAGTCGATAGAGGAAGAATTTAAAAAAAATCAATTGATGTCATTGAATGCTAAGGCTAAAAAATGTGATCATGGTTTGACTGATCTGGAAACAAAACTTCAACATGAACACAAAAGATTAGAACAAATTAATTCTAAGTTGGAAGATATACAAAAACTTCAAGTTAAGTTAGCAACCAACAATACTACTATTTCAGAAATGAATAGATATGTTTCAAGATTGAATGTTCAGATCGAAAATTTGAAAGGTGTTAAAAAAGATCTTGATAGTGAAACTGAAAAGTTAATCGATATCGAAAATAAATTGATCGAACTTAAAGATGAACATAAGAAATTAATTGATGAGAAGACTTATTATGATGCGGCATCATTGTTATTGAAAGATACAGGAATCAAAACACGAATCGTTAAACAGTATTTGCCCATTATTAATAAATTGGTAAACAAGTATCTTTCCTCTTTAGATTTTTTCGTCAATTTCAATTTAGATGAGTCGTTTAAAGAATCTATAAAATCTAGACACAGAGATGAATTTACGTATGCATCTTTTTCCGAAGGTGAAAAACAAAGAATTGATATGTCTTTGATGTTGACTTGGAGAGCAGTTGCTAAGTTGAAGAATTCCACGAATACAAATTTATTGGTTCTTGATGAAGTTTTCGATTCGAGTCTTGATGCGAATGGTACAGAATACTTGATGAATGTTTTACACATGTTGGAAGATGTGAATTTATTTGTGATCAGTCATAAGGGCGATATTTTACAAGATAAGTTTAGGTCTATAATTAAGTTTGAGAAACATAATAATTTTTCTAGGATAATGAAATGAGTGAAATTTTTACAATAGATACAGAACAGAATATTACAAAGAAATTTGAAGTTCAACCATTACCCCTTTATGGTGAAGATTACTTCATGTTGAAAGAGATTATGCCTGAATTTGATGTTAGTGTGTTACCAAGTGAAGTGACTTCAAAATTGATTGATCGACTGAAACTTACACTGAAATTATATTCTGGTGTAGGACTTTCTGCAAATCAATGTGGAATCAAGATGCGAATTTTTGTTATGGGTTCACACGACTTTCAAATGACATGCATTAATCCAAAGATTACAAAAACTTATGGTGAATTGGTAAAAATGAATGAGGGTTGCTTGTCTTCTCCTGGATTGTATGTTAAGATAAAAAGGTATGAAACGATTGACGTTGAATATTATGATGGAATGGGTAAAAAAATTACGACAATGCTTGATGGTGTTACTGCTCAATGTTTCCAACATGAGTTAGATCACATGAATGGTGTACACTTCACAAAACTTGCTGGAGACGTATCCTTGATTCTTGCCAGAAAAAGACAATCAAAATTGATAAAAAAGATGAAAAAAACTATGTAAATGTTGTTTTTTTGCAACATAGTGACTTGACAATTGGTGTGGTTGTGTTATAATCTTTATATCGATTGGGAGAACTATGTTGCAAGATTATTCACACACATTGCAAGAACAAGAGGAAATGCATTTTTATTCATGTATTTCCGATGTTACTGAATCTTTTCTCAACCATGGCGTAAAAAACATTTTATTTGAAATATCTAAAAATCCTGAATTTCGCAAACAAATTGCGGAATATTTTCAAAATCTTGAAACGGAAATTAACTAATGTTTACTGTTGAATCTAAATCTCAGTTAGCAAAACTTCTTGCTTCAGAAAATCTGAATGTTGAACACAAGAAAATTCAAACTGCATACTTCGATCTTAAGACAAGAACTTTGGCATGTCCTATTTGGAAAGATATGTCTGGTGAATTGTATGATCTTTTGATGGGTCATGAAGTTGGTCACGCTTTATATACTCCTGCTGAAGGTTGGCATGATGCTATTTGTGAAAATGGCAAAAATTTTAAAAGTTTTCTTAATGTCATTGAAGATGCTCGGATCGAAAAGAAAATTAAACGTAAATATCCTGGCATCAAACGATCTTTTGTTGCCGCATATAAGGATCTAATTGATAAAGATTTTTTCGGCATCAAAGACAAAGATATCCAATCATTGCCATTTATTGATAAAGTAAATTTAGAAACTAAAACCGAAAGTTCATTGAATATACAATTTGACGATGAACAACAAGTTCTTATGGACGAAGTTTTTGCTTGCGAAACTTGGGAAGAAGTTGTTACTGTATCACAAAAGATTTTTGATTATTCTAAAAATGAACAGAAATCTATGTTAGAAGATTTCTTTTCTGTACCAGAATATGAGTTGTCTGAATTTGATGATGGTTTGGATTATGAAGAAACTGATATCGAAAGTGATGATGAAGAATCTGATATCGAAAGTGATGCTGAAGAATCTGAGTCTAAAGAATCTGATGGCGAAAGCGATTCTGAAGAGACTTCAGATAATCCAGATACTAATTTCGATAAAACTGAATCAGAAAATTTTGATCCAGTATGTAAAACTGATGAAATTTTTCGTAGAAGTGAAGTCAATTTACTAGATGAAAAAAGTAAAGAGTATGTGTACGCTGAAATTCCTAAGTTTGATCTTGACGATATTGTGACGCCTGTTGAAGTTGTTCATCATTATTTGTCGGATAAGTTTTCTCTGTACTACACTGAAGAACAACTGAATTCACAGTATAAAGAATTTCGTAAAAAGAATGACAAATATATTTCATTGTTGGTAAAAGAATTTGAGATGAAAAAATCTGCAAAAGCATATTTGAAATCTAAAACTTCAGATACTGGCGATATTGATATTAATAAAATTTTTAAGTATCAAATTGACGATAACATCTTTAAAAAGATAACATCTCAACCAAAAGGCAAATCACACGGTCTTTTATTATTACTTGATCGTTCAGGTTCTATGTATGGTAATATGAAATCATCAATAGAACAAATTTTGATTTTGTCTTTATTTTGTAAAAAAGTCAATATTCCATTTATCGTTTATGGTTTCGGTGATTGTTCACTTTCTCGGCATGCAGATTTTCCAGGTCTAAATTATAAACCAACATTTCAGGAGAGTGAAAATTCTCTTGCACTTGGTGATGTGTATCTTCGTGAATATTTAAATTCGTCAATGAAGAAAAGTCAATTCAATGAATGTGTTCGCAATTTAGTTTTGTTATCCGAGTTATATGATATTGACTATGGCCGATATCGACTGCCTATCAATGAGTCTTTATCTTCGACACCTTTAATTGAGGCTATGGTTGTAATGAAATCTATAGCAAAGAAATTTAAAAAAGATTACAATCTTGATATAATCAATACAGCTATCGTGCATGATGGTGATGCTGATAGTATTCGAAGTGTCAAAAAGTATGATAGTGAATATGAAAAATTTTATACACAAACTTTTGATATACAATCTAATAATGTGTTTATAGTTGATAAAAATGAAAATCAACAAATTAAAGTTGTTTCAGATACCACTATGGGAAACTATTATTATGATAATGGTTTGAAAAATTCTATATTCGAATTATATACGAAAGTTACTGGCAGTAAAATATTTGGTTTCTTTATAGTGGGAAAAGGAGTTACTGCTAAAAAGAATATTACATCAAAATATCGTAAACTAGGCAATCTTCCTATTATAACCACCACTAAAAGTTATGATCTATTTCGTGATACTTATGAAAGTCCAGAGATGGATAAATTGATGGCTAAGTTTAAGGAAGATAAATTTTTACAATCTTTTAATTATGGTTATGAAAGTTTCTATTTGATTCCTGGCGGTAAAGATTTATCTGTTGGTGATGAGGAACTAGTTATTGATGGCAATATCACAAAAGGTAAACTTAAGACGGCATTTATGAAATTAGGTAAGAAAAAACAGACTAATAGAGTCTTAGTATCTAAATTTATTTCTGGAATTGCTTAAAAAACGCTTGACAATTGCAAATTTTCATGTTATTATTGTATTGTTACTTGATGAGGTATTAAATTATGAGAAATAAAACTGTTGAAATTCGTGATAAGTTCTATAAATTGTTGTCAAATCTCAACCAAGAAGTTGTTGGATGGGACGAAATTAATGGTGTTTGTGAAAAAATTGGTGTGAAGTCTGCTAATTGGTTCACTGGCGATCCATCAAATAAAGTATCTCGTGGTCAGTATCGTGTTCCAAATTTTAAAAATTCCTCAGTTCAGATGGTTGCACAAGTTATTCCTATGAAAAAAGTTGATGATGTGAAATCGAGCAATCGAATTACCAACATAACTACAGAATTGGAAACAGAGAACCTTGTTCCCTCTGTATATGAAAACTACGTTCCTTTCGGACACTTCACTGATCTACTTGCTATTTTTGGATCAAAACAGTTTTATCCAATTTTCATTACAGGTCATTCGGGTAATGGCAAAACAATGTCCGTAGAACAGGCGTGTGCTAAACTTGGTCGTAAATTTATCTGTGTATCAATGACTCCAGAAACTGATGAGTCGGACTTACTTGGTAACTTTATTTTAATTAATGGAGAAATGCAATGGCGTGATGGTCCTGTGACTGTTGCCGCAAGACAAGGTGCTGTATTGTGTATAGATGAAATTGATTATGGTGCTCAAAATCTAGCATCTCTTCAACGAGTTCTTGAGGGCAAACCTTTTCTGTTAAAGAAAAAGAATGAGACAGTTGTTCCCGCTCAAGGATTCACTGTAGTTGCTACTGCTAATACAAAAGGCAAAGGATCAGATGATGGTCGTTATATGTTCACAAATATTTTGAATGAGGCTTTCTTAGAAAGATTCTTAAATACATATGAACAAGAATTTCCATCTACTGCTGTCGAGAAGAAAATTCTTAAAAAAGAATTGAAATCTAATGGTCGTGAAGATGATGATTTTGCTAATAAACTCGTTGATTGGGCAGAAGTGATTCGCAAATCTTTTGTCGAAGATGCTGTTGACGAAGTGATTTCAACACGCCGTCTAGTTCATATTGCTAGAACTTATGGTGTATTTGGTGATCGCACCAAAGCCGTTCAATTATGTTTAAATCGTTTTGATGATGATACAAAATTCTCATTTCTTGATTTGTATCGTAAGATTGATGGTGATGAACCTGTCGATGTGTCAGAGTCCACTGAAACTGTAGTTGAACACAATCCTTTCTAAAATCAATAGTCATGTTTACCTGAAATATGGTTGACAATCGTGTAATAGTTTGTTATAATGTTTATTAGAGATACAGGTCAACTCTAATATTTCTTAATGTCAAGACCTAAAATTAAATTATGGAGTTTTTAATATGTCAGCAAAATCAAAAGTTCTCGCCTACTTATCAAAAGATGGTAAATACAACACATTAACATCAAACAAAATTCAAACTATGTTTGGCGTCAAGAATGTTTCGGCTACAATTAATGAATTGCGAAGTGAAGGTCATTCAATTTATTTGAATCAACGTAAAACTCGAAATGGTGATAAAGTTTCATACTATCGATTAGGTTCTCCAACTAAACGTGTTGTCGCTGCTGGAATTATGGCACTACGTAAGCGCGGCGCATCAACTTCTGCTTAATTTGAAAACATTTTAATCCCGAAAGAGAGATATATACTTTTATATCTCTTTTTTATTTAATGGAAATATTATGGAAATCAAAGTTAAAGTTGAAGATTTAAAAAACTATAAAGTGTTTGTTGCAACACCAATGTATGGCGGCATGTCACATGGAATGTATGTGAAATCGTGTTTGGATTTGCAAGGACTACTTTCTCGATATGGTGTGGAAGTGAAGTTTTCGTTTCTTTTTAACGAATCTCTCATTACTCGTGCCCGAAATTACC